AGCCAGCTGCGCGGAACGTTACCGCCCTTGGCAGCCTCATACGCGATGAGGGTGTTCTTTGGAGTGGTCACGCCCTCGATCTTGTCGAACTCGCCGACGTTGCCGCGGTCGAACATGAGATCAAGGTAGGAGTCGTCGGCGTTGATGACGTCCTCGGTGATGGTACGGGTAATGAGGGTAGCGATGAGATGATCCGGGTCGGAACCGGTCTCACCGATCTTTCTGAAGGCACGGTCGAGCTCTGCGGCAACGACTTTCTCGTTCTCGTCGAGAGCTGCGGGAGCGTGCTGAGTCTTCTCGGAAAGCTCGAGAAGATTTACGCTTTTCATAGCCTCTGCAATTTCTATAGCCATTGTAGTTTTTCCTTTCTTCGGTTACGCGTTCTTAACGGGGGTGTCAAGCACACGGATCTTCATGAGGGTGTGACCGTTGTCGTTGTAGTCCTCGACATAGAGGTAACGGGAAGCCGCGGTAGCGTCAAGAAGCTTGCCGTCTGTCCCAGCCGCTACGGTCTTGCCGACAGTTGCAGCGCCCTTAGCGTCGGTCAGGAACTCTTCGCCAGCGATGTACGAGCGGAGTTTCGCGAACTCGCCCTTTGCGAGGTTGACATAGAGTTCATCGTAGTCGGAGAGGGATGCCTGACTGAGAGCAGACTCGGCGACACGCTCCTTGTCAACGAAATAGATGTTGTCGGCGGTAGCCGCTGTCGGGAATTTGACAGTCTTGGTCGCGTCGTCGATAACGACTGCCATACCGGTTGTCATTGCCGCGTCGGTCTTATAGATCGCGGGAACCGGTCTGTTGAGAGTTACAAAATTGTCTCTGAGCATTTTGGTTTCACCTTTCTGTTTTAGTGTTTATAGGTTCTGAGGATCTTCGAGATATCTGGTCTGTCCTCATCCAGATCAATTCTGGGAGACGCCTTATCCGCGCTTGCGGTCTCGACGCCTCTTTCCGGCATGGAAGCCATGAATCTGTCTGCGACGATGGATTTAGCTGCTGCCATATCCGCGTCTTCAATGATCTTCCTGAAGGATTCTGTCGCGAGCTCTTCCTCGCTGACGCGTTCGCTTCTGATAAACATATCGCGGACGGCGTCGCGTTTCGCCTGAAGCTCGGCGGCTGCCTTCTCGGCTTCCGCGCGGTCATGCTCTTCCTTGAAGGGCTTCAGGGAAGCGATCTCGGCGTTCAGATCATTGACAAGAGAATTTGCTTTCTCAAGCGCGTCGTTAGCCTTCGCTAACTGATCGGCAAGAGAAGAGAACGCGTTGTTCACGTCGCCGATCATGGCGATAACGTGTTCGTCCTCACATCCGGATACGGATACCTGATTGTCCTTTATCTCGTAAGAGAGCGCGGGAACGGGATCCTGTGCGACGGGCGGATTTTCAACCGTAGTGGTCGATTCTGCCGTGGAAGGATTCTCAACCGGCGCGGTGGACTCGGCGGTATTGGTCTCCGGAGTCATCTGATTGTCCATTGGTTCTTTTCCTTTCTGGTCGTTTTCGTCCCGCGCGATTGCCGCCATGTCCTTTGAGAGGGCGACAGCGAGCGAGAGTTCGTCGGTATTGTCCCTTACGGACGCGTATTCGGTGAGTCCTGCTTGCGGAACCGCTGGCCATACACCGATGATGCAGTTTCCGATGAATGTGATATCACGGAGAACGCGACCGGCAGATGTCCACTCTTCGTCATGAACTGTGAGTTCCCACGAGGAGCTGACTTTGCCTTCATCCCAGAGCTGATCGAGGACTTTTGCATATTCAGGGAATCTGCTGACCCAGATCTTTGCCTGTATCATCAGACAGTCCTTCGGAGTGTCGAAGCCGTCGATCTTTCTGCTTTCGATCCACTGCTTCGTAACGCCGCCGATGGGTTCGGTTCCGAATTTGATAACGTCCTTGCCGTCGTCGTCCAGTGACCAGTAGGTCTCATGACCGCCGAAATCACATGGCTTGCCGGTGAACGGATCATAGATCAGCTTCGCTAAAATCGGAGCGCCGATAATGGTTTCGCCGCATTTTTCGGCGACCGAGCGGGGAATCATTCTGCCGTTGAGGTCGTATTCATCGAGAACGCTGATAAGAAACGTGGCGAGTTTGTAGTCCTTGTGCTCGGACACTTCGACCGGTTTGCTCGATAAAAGAATGGTTTTGTCTTCGTTGTTTTTCATTTACTCACCTTGAACTTTCTGCGACCAAAGTCGCGAATTCCTGCTTCTCGGACTTTGCAACCTCAGTCTCCACAGGCGTAATTTCCGTAGTTCCTACGGTATTGTTTTCTATGAACATTTTATTGTTATTTATAGACATTTTAGTCCTTCATTAAGAATATTGATGGCAGCATTAATGTCGCGGTCATGATGCGCCCCACATTGCGGGCACATCCATTCTCGAACCGACAAGTCTTTCGTTTCTGAGTTGACATATCCACAAACATGACATGTCTGACTTGACGCCACAAATCGACCAATCTTTATATATCTTCGATCGTTCCAATCTGCTTTATAGGTCAATTGTCTTGTCAGTTCATACCACCCACAATCACTTATCGCTTTCGCGAGATTGTGGTTCTGTATCATATTGCTTACTGCTAGATCCTCACTCACTATCACTTGGTTTTCGCTGATAAGCTTGTGAGTTATCTTGTGCAGATAATCAATGCGACTGTTATGTATCTTTTCGTGGATACGAGCGACCTTAATACGCTGCTTTTTATAATTGTTGCTTCCCTTGACTTTACGAGAAAGTCGACGCTGTGCGCGCGAGAGTTTGTCCTCGTATTGTTTGATGATACGCTTGTTGTCGTATTTTTCACCATTTGAGGTGATAAGCAAATCCTTGACACCAAGGTCAATACCAACCATCTTGTCTGTCGACGGCAACGGTTCGTGTTCGGTCTCTACAAGTACGGAAACGAAGTATTTACCCGTTGGCGTTTGCGAAACTGTCGCTTGTTTGATTTGACCAACGAACGGTTTGCTCAATCGAGCTCTAACAAGCTTGAGCTTCGGAAGCTGGATTTTGTTCTCATCGAATAATACCTTGATGTTTGTACCATTTATGCACGTCGTATATGAACGTCTGTTACTATGCTTGCTTCTGAATTTCGGATATCCGGTATGAAGCTTGAAGAAACGTTGGTATGCGTTATCCATTGCGAATACAGCTTGCTGCAAAGCAGACTTGTCGACTTCCCTGAGCCATACATACTCCAATTTTAACTCATGAACCATATAGTTAATGCAGTCAAACTTGCCTATCAACTTCTTTTCCGTCTCATAGAGATCCTTTCGATACGCGAGCGTTTGATTGTAGACAAATCTGCAACAGCCGAACGTTTTCTGAATTAATTCCGCTTGTGCTTTGTTCGGATATATCCGACACTTGTACGATTTGAGCATTGCGTATCACCTCCTCTCTGATTGTGATAATATTATATCACATATGTTGACCCTTGTCAATACCTTTTATAAAAATGGTTCCAAAATGTTTCAGAAACCATTCGAAGAATTGAAATTGCGAGTGCGCACACGTTATGTCTCATGTACGTATGCTGTACTTTCCCCAAAGTCTCCAAATTCTAATTTTCCCTTATAACCGGCGCTGTTGTGTTCCGGTTCGCGGGTATCAAAAGAAACCTCGGGGGATTCCGCTCCTCCGGGGTTTTTGATGATCAGTTTTTTGCCACAGCATGGGCAATAAACGGTAAATTCTTCCATCAGCTGCTCACATCCTTGTAGTATTGCTCGTCGTTGTTCTGCTTGTCGGTGTTGTCGCTGTCCGCGGGACGACCGGCTTCGTTGTCGGATGAACTTGATGTATACTGCGATGAGTGCGGTGTGAATATCTCGCTGTCGAAGTTGTTCTCGTTTTCACGCATACGCTTCTGACGCTCGTCCTCGATGTTGAGTCCGAGCAGATTGTAACAGGTCTCGTAGCTGCAATTGAGCTTCGAGAAGAGCACTTCGACGAGATCCTTCTTAATATCCATATCGAGCGCTTCGGCGTCAATGATGTGGATTTCCGGCAGATATTCGACGTCGACATTGTTGTTCTCGAGAACAATGCGGTACCAGTCGCGGAAAACACGTTCAAGCTGTTCCGAGATTGAGTTGATTGTTCTCATGAGCTGATCGAGCGAGATGTTCGCGATTGAAAAGTTCGCGTTGTTGTTGTCCGTAAAACCGATTCCGAGCGTTGACATGATCTTGCTGCGATAAATGTTGATTTTGTCGCTGTTCGTGTCCGGCGTCTTGTCGACGACCCAGTCAACTGACTCTACCTGCGGAACAGCCGTATAGATGGCGACTGTGCGCGCTTTCCACGCGCTCATGAGGTCGGTGTGGGCTTTCGCCTGAATATCGAAACCCTTTTTGTTGTATACGCCCTTGGAGTCCTGCATGGTCTCCTTGCGCATAATCTGAACAAGAACCTTCTTGCCCCGCGCTTTCGCGTTGATGTAGTCGGTGTTCTCATAGTTCTCGAGCATGAGCGCGGATTTGAGCGCCCTGACGATCGGTGAAACGCCGTAGCTTCTTCCGAGATTGCCGATACGAACAACTCCCGTATATCTCACGTCGAGACGACATATTGAATTGCCCGCCTTGTACGCGTCGTACACTTCCGGAGGATAGCAGTTCTTTATGTCTTCCTCAATGTTCTGATAGAAGATGGCTTTGTTCTTCTTATCCTTGGAGTATGTCTTTTTGAGCGCGTTTTCGAGCTTCTTGACGTCAATACACACGACCGGCTTGCCGCCGATATCGTAGTCGCTGATGTAGGCGACGCCAAGCGGATAGTGGTCGGCGACGTATCCCTTTGTCTCGTCATACCGAAGACAGGTGATGTACGTGCCTTCGCAGTACGTGAGCGGTATACATTCGCGGATTATCTGCTTGATGTTGATCTGCTCATTGAAATCGCGTATGAGCGCTTTCCCGGTCTCGAGCTTTTTCGTCTTGTTCCTGCCTGTCAGATCGGGGAAGGAAAGGGTGTACTGCGTGTTGACGTTGCTTTCAATGCTCTCATAGGTTTTGCCGATAATGTCGTTCGTGATGATGTATCTGCGGACGATGTTGTTGAGCTGAAGCGTTTTGGTGAGCGACTTCTGAAGACCATCGGCGAGCTCGTCGATCTCTTCCGGCGTCAGAGTCTGGGCGGTCATGTCCTCACTCGGATACCTTGCCGAGTAGAGTCCTTCGACCGGTGTGTCTGAGCGCGCGAATAGTCTGCCGCCGAGCCCGGCGTCAAGACCGTGTGTGGCGGACATCAGGATATCGTTCTCAAACTGTTCGAGTTTATCTTCGTATACGGTCGCGATAACCGGCGTGTCGGCGTCGCTCTCGTCCGGGATGGTTACGGTGTAGCCGTCACCCTTAATTGTAGTTTCCTCCATTTTCTCCTCCTCTCTGATTTGATATTGTTGGCTTAAAAATTCACTTCTGAAACGCACGGAGCGGTGTACTCTATGTCGTCGTCTTCCTCGGACAGCAAATCGCGCTCAAGCAGCGAGATGAAGTAATCGCCGTAAGAGACGGAGGTATAGCGGTCCTTTGTGTTGTCGCCCTGTTCGGACACAACAATGGCACCGGTCTGTTCCTTTTTCTCATAGATCAGTCCGGCGGTTTCGGCTATCATGAGCTGCGTTTCGATGAACGGGTTCTCGAATTCCATCTGTTCGTCGGGCGTACCCCTGACATATCCGGAATAGTTCGAGAGGATTTCGTCCTGTGCGATCTTCAGGTTCGGCAGGAAGGATATTCTTCCGGTTGAAAGCGACTCGCGAAAATTCAGCGCGATTGCGCTGTTCAGCTTCTGTGACGCCGTAATGGCATAGATGACGGGTCTTGCTCCCGCGCTTTGAATACGAGTGGCAATAACGTCGTCGTTCATACACATGAGCGGCGCGTATTCAATATCCCGCTCGTTGTCGTACATCATCTTCGCGAGAAGGTCATAGATAGCGATACCGGAGTTTCTGAGGTCGAGGACAAGATAGTCCGCGTCAAAATCTTCGTACAGCTGTCTGACCCTGAGAGCCTGTCTTGCCGTATCGGCTCCCGGCGACGCTTCGAGATACGGAACCGATCGCATATACCCGCGTTTGACTTCAACATCCCGGTCTGTGCCCTTGTGCCGGGTGCTTTCTGGTAATGCCCTGAAGCACGAAAACGATGAGTTGTCGTTTCCCTTGCGGTCGACAAAAGCAAAGTCGCAGGATACGACACGGATTTCGCCGTCCTGTTTGGGGATAAAGAACGGATTTGATTTTGCCGTAATCTGCTTTCTGGTCAGAACATCCTCCGACTTTCTCGGATAGAACGGTTTCTTACCTACCTGATTCTTTGTCAGCATGGAATAACTGAAAAACGCAGCCGTATTCTCTTTGATGCGGCGATTTTTGTATTCAAGCCTGAACGAGATCGGGTCCATTGTCCGCATATAGCCGATAAGCGTTTCGCGGTCCTTGATTTTGTGACCAAGGGTGATGCTCTCGTCGAACGCAAACACATAATGGTCGCGACCGTTCAGCATATCTTTGATATTGCTGTCAATGACGCGCCACATCCAGTGACCGTTATCAAGACCCACGGAGCTTATATAGAGATCCTGCGCCTTGATGATAAGATCGTCATTGTTTTCGTATTCGCTCATTGAGCAGTACGGGGGAATCCAGTTCACCTGCATAGGACCGAGCACTTCGAACGCGAAAGATTCTTTCATATAGAAGCTCTCTTCGCGTATCGCGACATTTGAACGCGGTCCGCGCATATTGACAACTACTATATATGAGCCGTTGTGGAACGTGACTCGCGCCTCATTGTTGCTGCTCTTGATACTCGCGATCTCGCGCTTCAGAACCGGAGACATTTCGCAGAGCTCATTTTCAATCTTATCTGTGATAATAAGCTTTGACTGCTTGACAAGTCCGGAACCTATGACGATCTTGGATCTCGGATAGAGAATAGCCCGACAGCACACATACAGCGCAATGATAAAGGATTTTGCCGTTGCACGACCAGCGGGTATAACGACGGTCTGCCT